CGAAGCTCCAGTGCGTCGGGGCGACAGCGTTGCCCGACGGGCCGATGATCTGCAGGCCGCGGTTGTCGTCGCTCGGGGCGGCCGACAGAGCACGCGAGGGCAGCACCGACTCGCGGCTGGCGCGGCGGCGCTCGACCATCGTGGCGTGCATGGACAGCAGCGAGGGGAAACGCTCTTCCGCGGGGCGCGTGGCCCACTGGCGGTTCGCGTGCATGAGGGTGGTCGACATCATCAAGCTCCCGGTGTACGTGCCGCGCACCGCGCGCGGCGTCAACGTCACCCGCAAGCCCCGCGCGCGGGGCAAGCGGCTGAGGTCGCTACATGCTGTAGATCACCTTGCGGCGCAGCGCCGGCAGGTCGCAGGGCCAGTAAATGACCGGCAGCGAACCGTCGGCGAAAACCACCTCGACGTAAGCGACGCCAGAGTCGAGCGCACGAAGCGCGCCGATCAGTCCCGCGAGGTCGAACCTGTTCGCCGCGCGCACGATCTGGCACAGGACGGGGTTCGACTTCCGGCGCCAACGCGCCGCCTCGTCGCGCGCAGCGTTCTGCGCCTCGGCGCAGGTCAGGAGACTGTGCGCCAAGGACGTGCGCGGAATGTCAGGGCCGAACACGCCCCAGCGGATCCCGTGCTCCGTCTCGCGCGCTTCGACGACGAAGGGGTAGTAGTCACCGGCCGAGTGCTTTTGCACGCCCGAGCCGTCGGGCAGGTGGCCGCGCAGTTGTTCGGCGTGGGTCGGGGTCTTCGCGGGGGACAGGGTCTGTGCCATCTCAGGTCTCCGGGTTGTTCAGCGGGTGATCACGTAGTCGAACGCGCGGCTGACCAGGATCACCGGCCAGAACGCGGCGAGGCAGCGCGCGGCTTCGAGGGACGCGCAGTGCGTGCGATGCTCGGCGCGGAAGGCGCGGTACTCCATGCGCGCCAGCGCAACCGAAATGGCGACGTAGGCCGCCACGGCTGCGAGGATCAGGGCGAGGGTCATTTGCGGGTCTCCGGGTTGCGCAGCACCGTGCTGCGGTGACCCGATTTTGTGACACTCCGACTGTCATATGCAACCCCCGGGGCAGCCGCCGACCCGTATTTATATTCATCGCACCACAATCTGCGATTAAGCCCAGCTATTGGCGGGTGTTGTATGTACGCAACGGCGGATGCGTTTTGCTTGACACGGCTGCGTGTCGTACGCTGCGCCGCAACTATGCCTGCGCAGACCTACACCAGCACCCCGGCCCGCAACAGTGGGCGCAATGCCGCCCCCATGCGCCCCGCGTCGCCGCCCCCGGCGACCAAGGCGCCCACGGGCCGCGAGTGCCGCCTGATGCCGGGGAAGACCTGATGCCCGGCGCGACGCTGCGGCAGCAGGCCCGCGACACGCTCGGCGACGTTCCCCGGCTCACCACTGTCGGCGACACGACGCCCCACGACACATGGCGCGGCGCTCGCGAGGTGCCGCGCACCCGGTCGCGCCCCGACGGGAAGGTCAACCTCGCCCCGGTGGCCGAGGTGCTCGCGCGGTACGGGATCGACCCCGCCGAGGAACTGGCGCGCCTGCTGGCCGAGCGCGTGCCCGTGCTCGACGCCAGCGGCCGCCCGGTGCTCGACGCCGAGGGCAAGCCCATGCTCCGCTCGATGCTCCCGCCGGCCGATCACGGCAAGCTCGCGGCCGAGTTGCTGCAGTACACGCGCCCCAAACTGAAGGCGACCGAGATCACGGTCAAGCCGCCCGAGCTGACCGACGACCAGATCGACCGGCGCCTGGAGTTGCTGCTGGCACGCCAGCAGGGGGCGCCGGATTGATCCCGGCGTGCCACCAGTGTGACGCGGCGACGCGGACCGCGCGTAAGTCCTTGTCGGCACTCGCGCTTCTGGTTGCCGTTCGCGTCCTGTCCCAGGCACCGGGCGGCTGGATCGTGGGCGGCCAGGGGCTGGCGTCGGCCGCCGCGCTTGTCGCGGTGTTGTCGATCGTGGCGCCCGCGCTGGCGCTCGTCGTCGCCGCCGTGACGCTCGCGGCGCTCGTGCTCGTCGCGTCGCATGGGGCGCGAGACGCGAGGGGGGCGGGGGTCCGATGGGACCCATTCGGGCCAACTAGGCTTTCGGCCCCCCACACACCCGCCGCGGGTCCCATCGCCCCGCCCCCGGGTAAACGATCCCTGGAATCCACACAGCGAGCCGCTCTGGAACCTCGCACCAAAGAGGTGCGATAGTGTCAGCCGACCTGTCCTCCCTTGAAGGCCTGTCCCTCGAGGAGAAGCTCGAGCTGCTGGAGCTCCTGGAGATCAAGGACCGGCGCAAGCGCGAGAACTGGCTGAAGCACTACCGGCCGTACGCGAAGCAGCGCGAGTTCCATGAGGCCGGCGCGCACTATCGCGAGCGGCTGTTCATGGCGGCGAACCAGGGCCATCCGCTTGACTTCAAGATTCTCACGCCGCAGGGGTGGCGGGAGGTCGGTGAGTTGAAAGTCGGCGACGCGGTCATTGCTGGCGACGGAACGGAGAGCCACATCACGGGCCTGGTTGACCTTGGCGTCAAGGAGATCTACGAGGTTTCGTTCGACCGTGGGAACCTGAAAGTGAGGTGCACCGACGACCACCTCTGGTCTGTTCGTTCGCCTCAACGGGGCAGCTGGGTTGTCCTCACCACGGCGGAGGTCGCACAACGTAAGCTCAAACCTCGCACGCCTGGCTGCGGCGTCGTTCAGTTTTCGCACAAGACTCTGCCGATCCACCCGTACCTGCTGGGCCTGCTGATCGGCGACGGCAGTTTTACTCAGCGCCAGGTTCAGATCAGTTCCAACGATGATTTCATTCTTGACGAGGTGCGCGCACTTGTCTCGGAGACATGCGAAGTGGCGCAGAGCTCCGGGGCGCACCGCAGCGACTGGCAAATTCGCACGAAGCACCAAGGCCAAGGCCGCCGCAACGAGTTGATCGACAGGCTTGAGGAGATAGGACTGCAGGGCAAACGCAGCGAACACAAGCGCGTCCCGCAGCCGTACTTGCATTCTTCGCCGGAGCAACGGCTTCAGATGCTGCAGGGGCTCATGGACGCCGACGGTTCCGTACAAGAAAAAGGCCGCAGTGTTCGTCGAGCTTTCTGGACTTCGTCAGGGGGCCTTGCGCAAGACGTCGCGTTTTTGTGTCGGTCTTTGGGGGGTCACGCGCGGGTCCAACAACGTGGGCGAATGTCGTACAAACACCCCAAGACCGGCGAAGTGAGACCTTGTCTCCCTGGGTACGTGGTTTATCTGCGGCTCCCGGATGGGGTCAATCCGTTCAGGCTTCCCCGCAAGGCTCGGGTCTTGCCGCAGCCGGAAACCCGTCAACAAACCTTCGATCATGTCTGGGACGGGGTGCGCAGTACGGGCGTCTTTGCCCCCGCCAGGTGCTTGCAGATCAGCCATCCGTCTCGCCTGTATATCTGCGAGGGGTTCATCGTCACCCACAACTGCGGCAAGACTTTGTCGGCGTCAGCTGAGATCGCCATGCACGCCACGGGCCTGTACCCCGACTGGTGGCAAGGCAAGGTGTTCAAGCGCCCGACGCGGTGGATCGTCGGCTCGGACACGGCAGAGCTCACGCGCAAGGGACTCCAGCGCAACCTGTTGGGGCCTCCCGAGAAGCGCGAGGAGTGGGGGACCGGGGCGATCCCCAAGTCGTACATCAAGGGATGGACGATGAAGCCGGGCGTACCAGACGCAGTAGCTTCGCTTACTGTCAAGAACGAGTACGGCGGCGAGTCCGTCATCCAGTTCAACTCCTATGACCAAGGACGGACGCGCTGGCAAGCGGACACGCTTGACGGCGTCGCTTTGGACGAGGAGCCCCCGATTGACATCTACACCGAGGCGCTGACTCGAACCAACGTCGTCGGGGGGCCGATCTTCATCACGTTCACCCCTCTGCTCGGCATGAGCCAGGTGGTCAAGCGCTTCCTGAAGGACAAGCCTGAAGGTACCGCCGTCATCAACATGACGATCGACGACGTCGACCACTACACGCCCGAGCAGCGCGCAGCGATCGTCGCCAGCTATCCGGAGCACGAGCGCGAGGCGCGCGCCCGCGGCATCCCGATGATGGGCTCCGGGATGGTATTCCCGGTGGCCGAGTCGATGGTCAGCTGTGAGCCGTTCCCGATCCCGCCGCACTGGGCCCGGATCAACGGGATGGACTTCGGCATCGACCACCCCGCGGCGTTCGCCTGCCTGGCGCACGACCGCGACACCGACACCGTCTACCTCTACGACGGATGGAGGCTCAAGGGCAAGACCGCGGCCGAGCACTCGATGATCATCTTGGCCAAGGGCTACGCGCGCATCCCGTGGGCCTGGCCGCATGACGGGCTGCACCGCGACAAGGGCGGCACCGGCGCGCAGCTCGTGAAGCAGTACAAGGACTTCGGGGTGAGCACGCTCGCCGAGCGCGCGCAGTTCGAGGATACGTCCGACGGCAAGGCGGGCGGGCACAGCGTCGAGGCCGGCGTCTCGATGATGCTCGAGCGCATGCAGACGCGCCGGCTGCGGGTGTTCTCGACGGTGACCGAGTTCTTCGAGGAGATGCGCCAGTACCACCGCAAGGACGGCGTGATCGTCAAGGAGGACGACGATTTGCTGTCGGCCACTCGGTATGCTCTCATGATGCTTCGCAAGGCTCGGACTGCAAACGAGCTTGCCGAGCTTGCGCCGAAACCGAACCTGTTGTTCGGTGGAGGCATGAACGCCCCGGCTTTCGGCGTCCTCGACGAGGCGGCGGGGTACTGATGAGCCCTGATGGGGGCACACCCTCGAGCCCGACCGGGGGCAATGGTGGCGCCGCGCCGGCCGGCGTTGCGCGGGTCGCCGGCACCTTCTAGGCACACATGGACGACGACAAGAAGCCAGTCGAGGCGATCGAGGAGGACAGCGACGCTGTCCAGCGCGAGCATGCGCGCGTCGAGAAGCTGAGGCTGTTCGGCACCACCCTCGCCGCCACGCGCGACAAGTGGATCAAGGCGCGCACGGCCAGCGGCTGGGACAAGCGCGTCGCCCAGGACATCGACGCCTACCACATGCGCGACGCCGCCAACCGCGGCGCGTCCTCCATGATGGAGACGGTCGAGCAGGGCTACCCGGTCGTCAGCCGGGAGACGAAGCCCACCCGATCCACGCTGTACATCGGCGTCACCCGGCAGCGCACCAACGCTGCAGAGGCCAGGTTCACGGACATCGTCCTGCCCACGGATGATCGGAACTGGGGCATCAAGCCGAGCCCGGACGCCGAGGGTGCGCTGGCGAAGGAGGAGGGCGGCTACCTCATCGACCCGGCCACCAGGCAGCCGGTGCTGATCGACGAGACCGGTGCGGTCACGACGGACCCCGAGCGCGGACGGCCGCTCGAGAAGCGCGAGGTGGCGGAGGCTGCGGAGCGCGTGGCGCGTCGCGCGGCGGACGCGATGACGCAGCTCATCGACGACCAGTTCGTCGAGTGCGACTTCCTCGGCGAGTGCCGCAAGATGATCCACGACTCGGCGGTCATGGGCACCGGCGTGCTTCGTGGTCCGATCGTCTTCAAGTCGACCAAGCGCGCCTGGATTCAGGGACCCACAGGCGACTGGGCCAAGCAGGTCAAGGAATCGTTGCGCCCCGTGTCGCACCGGGTGGACCCGCGCAACGTGTGGGAGGACCCCGCCTGCGGCGACGACGTCCAGAACGGCCAGGGCATCTTCGAGCTCGACCGCAAGACCGAGAAGCGCGTGCGCCAGCTGCTCAAGCAGCCGGTGTACATGAAGGAGCAGCTGGCCCGGGTGCTCGATGAGGGGCCGAAACGCAACCCCGCACTGCAGGAGTTCGGCCACAGTCGTGAGGCCGAGACGCTCGAGCAGGAGAAGCTGTTCTACCACTGGTACTACTGGGGCGAGATCAAGCGCGAGGACCTCGAGGTGGCGACGCCCGAGGCGGAGAATGACGGGCTCGGCGAGACCGTCACGGCCTGCGTCGAGATGATCAACGACACCGTCGTGCGTGCGTACATCAGCCCGCTCGACGACGGCGAGCTGC